ATGACATCTGAGGGTGTTATGCATGGCGTTGTAGAGCACATTATGGTTGAGGGTGGAACATTGGGTACTCCTGGGTCAGAATATGCTCTTGAATCTATGCCACCAGAAAACCCAGCAATGTCTGTTAGAATTTATAAAGAAGAAGATGGCAAGTGGGAACCAACAGCCTATAGTATTGGGATGATGTACAAGGATGCAACTGTTGCAGACATAAACAATCACAATATGGATTCAGAGGTTGCAATGGCAATGTATGATTCATCAATTGGAAAATCAGAGGAAATGGAAGATGAAATGGAAAAAGCAAAAAAGCCTAACTATGGTGAAATGATTCAACCACGTTCTGGTGGATCAACACCTTCTAATCCACAACTTTATGCAAGAGTTGTACAAGCAGCAAAAGATAAGTTTGATGTTTATCCATCTGCAGTTGCAAATTCTTGGGTTGTTCAAGAATACAAGCGCCGTGGTGGAACATATAAGTCTGAAAAAGAATTGGGATCAGATAATTTTTGGAATGGATTTTTAAAATAATGCCAAAGAAAAAAGCACAATCATTTAATGCAACACAGATCAAAGATGGAAAGATTGTACGCATGAACAAAAACGGTACAGTTAAATCTATTATTGGTCCATATGAAGTAAAGCATCCAAAGAAGGATAAGTAATGGCAGATACATACTCACCTAATGCAGGCATGAAGGCTGCTGCACGTCGTGCATTGAAGTGGAAAGAAGACGGTAAGGCAACTGGTGCGGGAACTCCAGTAGGTTGGGGCAGAGCAACAGATATTGTTAGTGGAGCATCTATGTCTCTTGATACTGTTAAGAGAATGTACTCTTTCTTTTCACGTCATGAAGTAGATAAAAAAGGTAAAGGTTTTTATGATGGTCCAGAGTTTCCTTCTAATGGAAGAATTATGTGGGACGCATGGGGCGGAGATGCGGGTTTTGCATGGAGCCGTGCTATTGTTGAACGTGAAAAAAATAAAACAGAAAAGGTTTGGCAAGGAAGCCCATTTAGTTTTAAGGAGTAAAATTGATTTATATACTCATTGTGGGCTTGACATTGATAGTCTTTTCCTCTATAATTGTAGTAATGAGCAAAAAAAGAAAAAAATCTTTTAATAAAATATTATATCGCCAAAGTGATATGCATAATATATTAAAGAACTTTTTCTTTAAAGACATTTTTGATGATAAAGTTGTTACTTCTCAATCCAAAATTTGGAAAGAAAAACAAACAACTAAAGTTGTCATAATAGATCAAAAAGCATATTGGGTGTCAAATAATATGTTTTATGTTGGTGATACAGTTGAAGGAAAGGTTAGGCCAGAAACTGGTAGACCTTTAGATACAACCAAGATGTCAAAAAAAGAGATAGATAAGATGTTATTCATCCTGGATAACTTAAAGAATGGGAAACTAAATGATAGTGGCAGTACAGGGAACTAATGAGTTTGACGACTATAATCTATTCCTTCGTGCTATAAGTGTTGCTTTATCTGGAATGAAAGAAGAAGAAAAAGATTTTATAATTTATTCTGTTGGTCCAACAAAGATTAATTCTTTTGTTTCAGAGTTTTCAAACCTTTCAGAAAGAGGAATGAAAGCAAGGGGTCGTAAGATAAAGTTTTACAAAGTTCCAGAGAGTTGGGTATATAACAACATGGATCAAGTAAACTATTTTGCATTCCTTAGTAAGCCAAAACAATCAGTATCAAAACTAACAACTTTTGCAGAATCAAAAAATGTAGAAGTAGGAATATTCCGTTACTAAAAGAAAGTAAAAACATGATAATTAATTCGTTAGCACATATGGAAAAAATAGTTGCAAAGAACAAAGAACTTGCATGGATAGGTTGGGACGTTGTAGAGCGTAAGAGATCAGACCTTGCAAGAACATCTCCAAGTGGAGTACGTGTGAAAAATGCATGGTATCTACAAAAAACCTTTAACCTTAATCGTAATGGTTGGGATATTCCAAACAAATACGGTCAATAAATGAAACAGCATTTATGGAAAGATGAGGCTGCGTGTCTTGGTCTTGATACTAATATATTTTTTGATAAGTATGAAGAAGATGTTGATACTCGTCCAATAGTAGATTCAATATGCCAAAGGTGTCCAGTATCAAAAACTTGCTTTGCTGTTGGAGTTTCTGGAAAAGAATATGGTGTTTGGGGTGGAGTATTTCTTGAACTAGGTAATATATCTAGAGAATTCAATAAACATAAAACAAAACAAGACTGGGCTAATACCTGGCAAGCATTGACAGTGGAGAAGTAGTTGTATACAGATAAAATGCGTAAAGCCTTTCACTCTATTATTCCTCCAAAAGGATTTAGCGTAGAGTTAATTGATAATGAGCATTTTCTTACAATTAAACTAAATGAATACAATTTTGCAAAGATGGTTCATGATGAGAAAGTGCAGGCTTTGCAGTATGTTTTAAATCTTAAAAAGGCATTAGAGATAGAAGGTGCTATAGTCTTGGTAACAAGGGAGGCAATAAAATAAAAATCTTTATATCTATTGCATCTTATCGTGACCCAGAACTTCAATGGACTATTAATAGTGCTATTGAAAATTCTAATAATCCAGACAACCTATATTTTGGAATTGTTCATCAAGGACTTGACTCAGAACTGTTTAGTTTTGACGGTATGAAAAACATATCTTTAACTAAAATGCATCCAAAAGAAGCAAGAGGTGCAGGATATGCAAGGTCAAAGGCAATGGAGTTATATTCTGGCCAAGAGTATTTTCTTCAAGTTGATTCACATACAAGATTTGCTCCTGGATGGGATTCAGTTGCAATTGATCAGTTAAGCAGGGCTAAAAACATATCTGGACATAATCGTGTATTATTGTCATATTTCCCAGCACCCTTTGAACCTGAAAAAAATGGCGGTATGCATTTAGTTAAGAACAACCCAAAGATTAAACCATACCCAACTAGACAAAAAGTTTTACTAAATAAAAGAAAACAATGGACAGCAGAAAGATTTGATTTTGAAAACAAAGCAAAAGAAAATCCAGAGTTGTCTCAAACAGTTTTAGGTGGATTTATATTTTGTGATGGATCTATAGTTCAAGAAGTTCCATATGATCCAGAGATTAGTTTCTTTGGTGAAGAGGTTTGCTTTGCTATGAGAGCATGGACAAGGGGATGGGATATATATTCCCCTTCAAAAAATATTGTTTATCATTTTTATTCTCGTGGTGGATATAGCAAGATATGGAAAGATAGAAATCTTCGTGGCATATCTTGGAAAGAGTTAGAAGAAATATCATATAAAAAACAAAAAAAAATTTTATGCGGTGAAGAAACTGGTACCTTCGGTGCAGGCTCTGTAAGAACTCTTGAAGAATATGAAATGTTTACTAATATTAACTTTAAAGATTTTTATAGTTTGACAAACCTATAGGGTTAGGATATAATTAAAACATGTGGGGTGGTGATATGAAAGATATTTTTATTGTTGTTTTTGCAACGTTGTCAGTTTGCTTTGCAGTATCATACTTAATAGTTTTAAGACAATCAGTTAAATTAAAAAGGGACCTTGCAAAACTTTTTATTGAAAAAACACTACTTCAAGAATATGTTGATTTAACAAAATCTACAAAAGTTAAAGAGCAGTCAGACGACTCAATACATAAAGAACACTTTATTAAGTTTTTATCTGACTCTCGTGATTGGGCATATCAATATATTGAAGATGTTCAAAAAGGATTGACTAAGTTTGTTAATGATGTTGATGCATCTATTGTACACTTTGATAAATATGGTGATTCACTATCAACATCAAGACCAGACTACAACTCTATGAAGAATATTTCAAAAGCATACAAGGAATTAAAAACACTACTGCCAGAGGAAGAAGAAAAACTATAATGAAAAAAAATATAGAATTTGCAAAATTTGAAGAATGGATACCAGACTTAAACACAATAAAGTCTAAGATTCCTCAATGGTATAAAGATCAAGATATGTGGAATGGAAAAGATCCACTTAATAGGTCTTATGAAATAAGTAAGTCATTTAAAAGTTGTATACCATTTTTAGATGCAATGACTTCTGGTTACAGTATTGATCTTTGGACAGATATTCGTGTAAGACAAGAAAATAATTTTCCCATTGTTACTTGGGCCTCTGGTCCAGAACCTGTTCTTGTTCGTGAACCTGGCAGCAATCTTAGTTTACCAATACCACATGGATGTAGTTCAACTCAGTTTGCTTGGAGATTTCCCTATACAATTCAAGTTCCTGCTGGATATAGCTGCCTTATAACTCACCCACTTAATAGAAATGATTTACCATTTTTTGGATTGTCTGCAATTGTAGATAACGAGGTTGCAGCCCTGGGTCCAGGAAATTATCCATTTTTTATTAAAAGTGGTTTTGAAGGAATTATTCCCGCAGGAACTCCTATAATGCAAATTATTCCATTTAAAAGAGAAGATTGGAAACTAAAAGAAAATAAAAATTTATTAAAAGAGTCTGTAATTTTACAAAGAAAAATAACTTCTGTAATTTCAGGCTATTATAAAAAAAATATATGGAAAAGAAAAGAGTATTTATAGCATGAAGGATGTTATATTATCAACACTAACAGGTTTTGGATGTGGCGTAGTATTTGCTGCATTCAAATTGCCAGTCCCAGCACCACCAGTTTTTGCGGGAGTCGCAGGAATCGTAGGGCTATGGGCTGGATATGCTATACTAATAAAGGTTCTATCCTAGGAGGAAAAATGAACACAGAACAACTAAAGGCACTACTTGCATCATACGGACGTTCAGTCCTTGCATCAGGCCTTGCACTATACATGGCAGGCGTAACAGATCCAAAGGATCTATGGGCTGCACTTGTAGCAGCAGTAGCACCAGTGGCAATTAGAGCAATTAACCCTAACGATAAGGCTTTTGGTGTACTACCAGATGCTAAAGAGGTAGAGAAGGCTTTGAAGGCTGCTAAAGCACCCGTAAAGAAGAAGGCAACTGCTAAGAAGGCAGCGCCAAAGAAGTAATATTTACTTACAGAATTGCCAGTCTAGAGATAGGCTGGCTTTTTTGTTTTATGAATTAATTAATTTAATATATTTTTCTTTTAATGAATCTTCTGAAAAGTTATTGTTGCCAATGTCAAAGGCTTTATCTTTTAATTTTGGAATATCTAAACCATAATAATCATCAACTAATTTACCAAGCATTTTAGCATCTCCATCATAAACATCAAGCATTGTTCTAGTTTGCAGTTGATCAATTTTTGTAGAATTAAATAACCAATCATTTGGTAGAACTTTATTGTTTGGAGATATGTCGGTCATAAAAACAGGCAGGGCACTGATTAGAGCCTCATTCATAGGAAGGCATAGTCCAGCATACCTTCTAGGCAGAACCATAGCGTCAAACCCCTCATAGAGGCTCTGATGGCTATCTGGGCTTGAGGCATCAATGGTTAATCTTGGATCATCACTTTTTATTTCTAGTTGGCTCTGGGTTTTTATTACTAATTCGTAATCTCCAATAGAATAATTAAGCATTTCAATTACTGTATTGGTACCGTTTCTATCTTTAACTGCAGCCTTACCAGCAATGTGTAATAGTCTTTTGTGTGTTTTACTTTTATTTATTTCTCTTGCCTTAGAAAATAGACTAACATTAGTTGGTGGCGGTAGATGAACAACGGTTGTTTTATGTCCAAATTTATCAGCAACATACCCAAAGTTCCATAGGCTAGGGGCAACAAGAACATCTGGCAGTGTTAGCCTAGGGTTTGCTAAATAGTCTAAGAACTCATAGTTGTACTGAAGTATAGTCTTTATTCCACGACTCTTTGCAAGATCAACAAACTTTGGGTTATAAAATAATTCACAACTAATAACAACATCAATGTCTTTTAAAAATTCTACAATCTCATTTGTTGTTGGAAAACCTTTTATTGTGGTTTGGCAGTTATATTCAGAATACCATTCAGGATGTTGTTTGTTTTGATTAAAAAATCTTGAGTTAATAAGCAAAATCTTGTCAGGATTAAGCATATTTACTAACTCTCTAGTTTGATTTCCAAGACCTGTATTATCAGATCTTGCAATAATTCCTAGTCTCATATGTCCATTTCTTTGTATAACTGTTTTAATCCTTTTAGTGTTCCAATATCCATATATTTTCCACCAGGTCTTACTGCTCTTATGTTAGAACTTTCAAGTAGCCACTCCTTTAATTGTTTTCCAGGGTGCTCTAATGATGGATCTATATATCTAATCATGTTCTTTCTAAACATCATGGTCCCCCACATATCTGGGTAGTCACAATTTTCTGTTTTATCTTCAGAAGCAATTACTTTATCTCCAGACAAAAGTACCTGTCCAACACGACCCTTTAAGTCATCACCACATTCCCAAACACCTAAAACCAAATCAGCATTTGTTTCTTTCATCATTTCTTTATAAATATTTACTGGTGCATTTAATATATAAGTATCTGGCATTCCAACAAGCACAGTATCATTATAGTCACCAATCATAAACTTTACGGCTTCAGACATAGTTGATGGCTCACGAACGATTAACTTAATATTCATGTCCATATTTTGAATAATTGGAACCCATTCAGCCCTAGTTGATACACGAACCTCATCACAGACTTCTAGCATCTGTTCTACGTGCCATTGAAGCAAAGATCTTTCATCTGAAATTGGCAAACAAAACTTTGGTATGCCACCAATTCTAGATGCTTTTCCTGATGCTGGTAAAACTCCTATTGTTCTCATTAATTTAACCCATAGTTTTTCTTTAAAGTTGCTATATCATTTGCTGGCCAATAGTCTAAAGATTTTGTAGGATCGTTAAATGGATACTTATATTCTCCCCAACCTTCTCTTGTTCTATTACCACCCCATTTAGATTTAAAGTAATCATGAACACCGTTAATGTTTATCTTTAGTCCGTCTATTGTTGCACCACCATCTACTTGACAGGTTACATCAACTTCTGCTGCTTCAGCACTAATTCTCATAACATAACTTATTGGAGTATTAGGATGTACAAAATAATCACGCCAAGAAACTGCAACATCTGATTCAGGATCATTGATTAACTGCTCTTCAAGCAATAAACACCTATGGTCCCAGTCGCAGTCATCAAAGTTATAGGGGTAAAAGTTTTCATCAAAATATCCAATGGCTGAAACTAATTTTTTATTTATACCACAAAGGTGCCATCCATGCTGTGTTCTAAACATTACACCCTTAAAGTCATGAAGCATGTCAATGATATGTGAGAAAGGCTGATTAAATAACATTGAAGATGAAACGACAAATGTCCAGTCATGGTTCTTTTTTAATCCTATGTTCCATGCTCTGGCTAAACCAATATTCTCTGATTGATACTCTACTTGAAACCCATACTTTTTTTCAAATACTTCACACTCTCTATTACCACTGTTGTCTATAAGTAAAACATTTTTATCTCTTATAGACTCCATGCAGCTATAAATTCTTTCTGTTACCCTGTAGATGGGTATACAAATTAAATAATCAATTTCAGTATCTGTTTGCATAAACATACCCTCCTCTTTCAGGACTACCTAAAATATCAATACCAAACTGCTTTGAAAGTTTTTCAATCATTTTACCAAACCTTCCATCAAAAGACTTATCAAATTCAAGAACTAATCTGTTTATCTTTGCTAAAGTTTGTGCGGGAGTATTTATAATAAGATCAAACTCTGCACCTTCTATGTCAATCTTCATAACATCAACCTCTTCAATGTTATAAGTTGAGAATAAGGTTTCCAATGTTATTGCTAATACTTCTGAACTATCTTCTTCTAAATCTACAATACTGCTATTGCCACCACGATTGCTAATTGAAACCATCGCTTCTTCATGCCATATAGCATTACTAACTACAGTAATGTTTTCAGTAGGATTATTTTGTATATTTTGATTAAGCAAGTGTAAGTTATTTGGCTCTGGCTCTACAGCATATACTTTAATCTTATTATTATCATCTCTGTTTTTATTAAAACTATCTACAAAGAGGCTAACTGCTCCAATATTTGCACCAACATCAACAAAAACTCCTGCTCCAAAGAACTGTCCTTGATGTATTCTATAAACATTTTCTGTCCAGGTTTCATTAATTACTTTAAAGTCAAGATTATGGTCATAACTAGGATCTTCTGTATTTTCTCTTATTTCAAAGTTATAGTCTTCATGATTTAGAATAGAGGTCATATATTTAACTCCTTTAATATATGTTGCCACCTATTTTTATAAGTATAATTAGACTTAACTAATTCGTGACCTGCTTTTCTAATTGCTTCACGCTCTTCATCATGCTCTATGTAGTAGTCAACCAATTCTTTTAGTTGCTTAAAGTTTCCGTATTCATAAAATACTAGATGTTTCTTATCTTCAAATTCTCTTTCCATACCCCTTACATATGGGTGAATCATAAATCCACCACGACCCAGTGTTTCATAAACACGATCAGACCAGTAATCTGGGTAGTCAAAGTTTATACAAAGAGTATCACCAACAACAATTTTTGTAGACCAATAAAGTTTGTTAAGTTTTAGTCCACGAATTGATGGCAAGCCACCACTCCCATAATGCTTAAACTTATTTCTATACTTATCTTCAAGCCAATCAATAAGTTCAGTTCTATAGTTCCACTCTGGATGATACTTCTTACTACCCACAAATATAACGTGGTTAATTGGTTCTGACTCTTTATATATACACTCTTTATCATAAACCCCTGCAGGAACATAATGACCAACAACCTTTGTTTCTTTATTAAACCAATCAGACATCTTCTTGTCTACTGTAAAGAAATGACCAATATGTTTATATACAGGATGGGTATCTAGGTCTTTTTGTCTTTGTAGTCCAAACCAAAGATCGAGGTGGTATGTCATTGTTTTTACATTATAATCTTTAAGGGTAAGTAAAACCTTGTCCATTTGAAATTTTCCAGGAGTTTTCCACCCATGGGTATGAATCCAAATAAACAAGTCTGAGTCAATTGAATGTTTTAATATGTCTTCGCTCTTGGCTTCAGTTTCTTGTAATCTTATTACTTTGTGTCCCAAAGATTCCAGGGTATTGGCATGATGACTTTCGCTAGTATAATCAACACGAAAGTTACCCAAGAAAACAATTTTAGACATAGAACCCCTTTTAATATATTATAGCATCCCTGGCAGGATTTGAACCTGCGACCTACACCTTAGAAGGGTGTCACTCTTCCGCTGAGTTACAGAGATTTAGTACACCAGGTAGGACTTGAACCTACGATAACCGAATTATGAGTTCGGGGCCTTAACCAACTTGGCTACTGGTGCATAACTACAAGTATATTAAAACTCATTATCAAAGTCAAGCCAGTATTGTTTAAAATTATTTTTTGGTTCTAAATATCTGACTTCATCAATAATTTTATGTTTTAGTGCTAAGTTAATCATTTTGTCTGAATAACTTCCTGGATCAGGTTTTGCAGAAAAATACACAACATAATATATAGTGTTGTATGTTTTTATTAAAGATCCATTAGCAATTGCTTTTTTAACATTATCAGTTCTTTGTGCCCCAGGCCTTTTGCCTTCCCCTGGATTGCCACCTTTTGCCTCAACATGCTCAAACCTTAAAGGTGAGTGTGCCCTAAAGTCTACCTCACAACCAGCATCCGTAAAGCAATAATTTCTATCAATAGGACCAAAACCCCTACTAACCAAATCTGCGTATACAAGTTCTTCAAAAGCATCTCCAGACTTTTTAGATTGTGACTGAAAGTTTTCCATATGTTTATTGTATCAGTTTACAGATGTATCTTATTCACTGGTTCTTTAGACCAGTGGACATAAGATCTAATATAAACAATGCCATAAGCAACCGCTGCAAAAATAAAGCCATACTGCTCAGTTGTTACGGCATAGATAATCCATAGGCACTCATTAAAAAGCAATAATAGCCAAGCCCATATAACCTTGCGACCTACAAAAAATATTCCTGTTACACCAATTGCTGCTAATACCCAAGACCAGTACTGCATATTAATCCTGCTTTACCTTATAGGTCATAACAAAATAGCAAAACATATACCCTGCAACAACTGCAGGTATCAAAAATAAAGAATTAATCATCTTCTTCCTCAAATTCTCTAAGGGCGTTATTATTATCATTGCAATAATTACAATCGCCATACTCTAGTTTATTTCCACAATAGTTACAAAACATTATTTCCCCTAACCTATCTATTCTAGCAGGTTTGTCAAACTTTTGCAAGTATGATAGAATTATAGGATGTGTGTATTTTGTAGAGGCGTTCTAACTCCAATAGTTTATTCACGGGTAGTTGACGATGTGCTTCTTGGCATGCATAAATCTGGACAAATAATCTTATCAGGACCAGCAGAAAGATATGCTGACCACCCTAGATCATACTGTAGAAGATGTCAAGAGCCAAGTACCGTAGAGGTTCCTCTTGATAACGCACTAGTTCTAGATTAATCTTTATCTGGTACCTCATCAAGTCTATGATAACCTTTTCTAACTAATACCTTTGCTATTTGAACTGTAGCAATTATGTATCCAAAAAACATACCCCAAAGTATATTTAATAACATATTAATATCCACCTGTGCACTCATTTCTTGTATGATATAAACGAATCTTTGTCATAATTTTGCGGGATGGAGCAGACATATCATCTTTACAAGTAAGACATGTATAAGACCATTCCCCAGTAAAGAAGTCATGAACATAACCCTTTGCGTTAGCATACTTTCTGGCTACAAAGGTTTGAAATGGATCAGGAATTTCTAGTGACTGGATCAAGTCTATCCCAAAAACCCATTGAGTTGCCAACAAATATATCTCCAGTTTCTCTATCTATAAGAAGATATTTTTCTGCACACTTAGTTTTAACAGTAAGGGCAATTGGCTGTTCTAATTCTTCAAACTTTTTTGACTCTCTCATTCTTTCTCCTTTTCCCAATAGGCTACGCCATCTTCATCATAATCATCCCAGTTTTGACCTGACACATCTTTCCTAATCTGATCTAAGTCTTTTTTCCAAGAATCCATATCTATTGTATAGTATGTTCCCCACCACTCGTAAGGTTTGTTAAGATACTTCCACATTTTTGCGTGGTATTTATAGCGAAGACCATACTCTTCATCCTCATCCATATTCACACACTTAACAATATGGTTGCCAGCAAACTCTCCAGATATATTACCTATCCATCGTAATGGAAGTATCTTAGTTCTCTGTGTTTTTGTTGAATGATTCAGCATCTTTTGGTACCCACACTTTCTTTCCATCTTTCCATACAGGCCAGTAGCCCAGTGAACGCCAGTCCATCTTCGTAATCTTAGGTTCTCTTGGCATATGCACACCAGATTCTACCGTCTGTCATTGTTTGATGTGTTTCCCAAAACAAAGGATCTTTGTATGACATTTCACACTTAACGCATTCGTTCTTATTCAAAATCAATCTGGCTTTCAAAGATGCTACCTTCTCCTCTTGCCACCCTTGCAGCAAGCATACGCATACCAAGTGCATTTAACTGGGCGTTATCCTCACCAAGAGGTATTGCTTCAATAGCCCTTGCAATTTCTTCTCGTAATAACATATCATCTAAACTCATTTTACTCCGTCCCAAGTTCCTATCTTTGTTGTAGGAATCTCATTGTCTTCCCACAATCTTATCACATTTGGGTTGTCATCTACAGCATGTGTAACATCCCAGAGTTTAGTAATCTTATCAAGCATATCTTTTTTTGCTTCATAGTCTGGTCTATTGTCGTCGTCTGCTCTCATAAACAAGCCATGTGATCTAATGTTGTTCTTTGCAAGCCACATGGATGTAAGTCCACGGTACTTTTCTTTGCGGGATGTAACAATTAAAATAGAGTGTCCATCGCTAACAGAATTATTAAGCATCTCTATTACCTCAATGTTTGGCAGGGCATCAATGGAGGCAGAATGAAAGGCATCGTAATCCCTATCAGAGCCACGGACAAAATGTAGGTATGGATCAACATCGGCAAGCGTGCCATCTACGTCATATATGTGGGCTGTTGGTTTCATATATCAATTATACAGTTCGGCGATAAGTATGTCAAGTTCGGCGCAAAATAGAGTAACAAACCTTCCCCTGAGTCTAACGACTCACTTTTGGTTAGCAGACTTCAACTTGCTCAAATAGTATTTATACTCTGAGACTAACCTAGATTTTTTACTGGAGTTACATCTCCTGCAAAGGGGCTGTAGATTTCCAATTGAGTGGTTTCCCGACCTAGATATGGGAATAATATGATCCATCGTAATCTTTTCTGTAGCCCCGCAGAAGGCACAGGG